GAAATGATACAAGCCTAGGAGCAACCATGAAAGTAACATATATCGGCACAGACGAGCGTGTGTTCCCTACGCTTGGCCTGACAGTAAAACCAAATGAGTCATTTGAAGTTCCAGAGGACTTTAATTCAGCGCTTGTTACAACAGGTGCAGTAAAACCAATTCCAACCGCACCAATAGCAACGTCTGCCGCGTCAGACTCAACAGTAGGAGAGTGAATACATGTCAGTACAAAATAGTGTCCGCAGTTATTTAGGTATCGCAAAAGAAGCAACTAAAGGTACCGCAGTAGCCCCAACCGATTTCCTTCCAGTAATGGCGAGCAGCCTAAAGCCTGTTGACGTTATTGACCCGCTTTTTGATGAAGGTTTACGCGGTTCGTTAGTTAAGAATTACAACTATGTCCCAGGACGTACTCGCTCAACTTATGATTTCAGCGGTTCAGTATTTGCTGACACTGTTGGTTATTCAATTGCTGGTCTTTTGGGCGACGTTTCAACTGTTGGAGCAAGCGCACCTTACACACACACAATTTCATTGAAAAACTCACCAACAGCGGCAGCCGACGCGCAACCAATTTCATACACAATTACTGATTTTTATGCAGCGGCAGTACGCGCTTACCCAGGTGTGCAATTCAGCGACTTTTCATTGAAGTTCAATGCTGACGGCATGCTTGAATATGACGCTAAAACAACAGGTTGGGCGAGCGCGGCAGCCTCAACACCTACACCTAGTTTCTCGGCTGTCCTACCTACACAGGTTTGGCAAGGCGCGGTAACTGTTGGCGGTTCAACAATTTCAAACAGCATTAGCGGTTCAATTGACATGAAGCGTCCAGTGACTCCTGTTTACGGAATTGCAACAACTCAAAACCCATATAACGTATTTCTTGGCGCGCTTGAAGTAACTGGCAAAATTACTTTTGTAATGGAAGCCGATACTGAATTAACTCGCTACCTAACAAACACTCAACCAGCCTTAGTATTCAACTGGTCTTACGGAACAGGCGCAACAGCGGTTCAAATTCAAGCAACCTTAACAAAAGGTGCTTATGTTGCAGCCGCAATTGACCGCGGTTCTGATTTTGTACAAATTTCAGTTGACATTAACGCTCTTGGTAACACCACAGACGCAGGAACTTCTGCTGGATACTCACCTATCAAATGGGTTCTAAAGAACGCTAAGGCTTCTGGCACTTACGCATAATATCTAGCAAGCGGGGGTCTGGTGGCAACGTACGCCTTCCCGTTGCCCCGCCCCGCTTGCGTATTTTTAGTATGATTTAGGAAGGCAAACTATCAGGAGGCAAATATGTCAACAAAAGTAACACTACCCTCAGGCGCAACCGTCACACTTAAAGACCCTTCATTGCTACGTGTCCGTGACCGTAAAAATGTTATGAAGGCTGGCGAAAACATTACTGGCGACATTTCAAAAGCACTTGCATTAGGTGACACAATTATTGCAATGCTTGTTGAGGAATGGTCATTTGATTTGATTATCCCTAGCGTCAAAATGGAGTCATTAGACGACCTTGAAATTGTTGATTATGACGCGTTAGTTGAAGCAACCGCTGAGGCACAAAAGTCATTGTTTCCCTCACTTGCAAAAACAGACGCAAATGAGGCAGACCCAAAAGCGCCCGCCGACAACTCGAAAGATTAAAATGGGTACTCCAGGGCGGCTCAAGAAATGAGTCACTCACTTATCCTGACCAACAGTGGTTTTACTACACCATGGCCGAACGTTTTGGTTGGACGCCAGAACAGGTAGATAACCTTCCCGCTGAAACCGCGGATTGGCTTATTGCTATTGGCAACATGGTTGAGGAAATCAAAAACGAGAGGGCAGAATAGGTAATCCTAATGGGTGCAATAGTTGTTAAAAATATGCAGGACGTCATTAACGCTATTGACAGGTCTGTTGACAACTACGAGCAAGCCGCCCAATACGGTATATCTATGGCCGCGCTCGCAATTGAGCGTCAAGCAAAATTAAACGCTAACACTGGCACGCACAAAAGAGGCCAAGGACATATCTCTGGAACTGGCCCTGGCCCTAACGTTGTAACTGGCACATTAAGACGCTCTATTACTACTGAAATACGTTATGGGTTTGGCAGTTATATCGCAACTATCGGGCCGACTGTTGAGTATGCGCGTGCAGTTGAATTGGGTAGCCCACGCTGGAAGTCAGGCGTGCGGTATCCTTTCTTAGTACCAGCGGTCGGTTATTTAGTTGGAAGCGGCAAACTAAACAACATATTTACCACGAATTTTAAGTCACGATTGAAGGGATAACATGGCCAATGTAATCCCTCCAATGCTTATTGAGTTACAACTTGAGACCGCCAAAATACAGGCGCAAATGCAACAACTCAACGGCAAATTTGACGACTTCGGCAAAACTGTCGAGAAGCAAGGCGGGTTTTTACAGAAGTTTAAGGCTACCGCAGCGGGTGTATTTGCTGGCAACGTTATGGCCACGGGCTTGAACATGATTAGAACCGCCATGGTTGACGCCATAAAAGACGCTCAAGAGTACGAGGTACTACTAAGCAAAACAGCGGCGGTAATTGAATCAACTGGAAACGCGGCTGGCATAAGTGTTGACGGTCTAAAAAAGCAAGCCGCAGCGCTTGAACAACTATCCTCAGTTGACGAAAACATAATTCTAAACGGTGAAAACGTAATTGCTACCTTTACTCAAATCCGCAATGCAGCGGGTAAGGGTAACGACATATTTAACCAAACAACTAAAGCCGCGCTTGACCTTTCAGTAGCGCTCAGTTCAGACATGCAGTCCGCGTCTATTCAATTAGGCAAGGCTCTCAATGACCCAATTAAGGGTGTTACAGCGCTAACTAAAGTCGGCGTTACGTTTGACGCTCAACAAAAAGCGCAAATTAAAACTATGGTCAACGCGGGCAACGTGCTTGGCGCTCAAAAGATTATTTTGGCGGAAGTAAACCGAGAGTTTGGCGGGGCAGCAAAAGCCGCTGGCGATACTTTTGCAGGTGGAGTTGCACGCGCTAAAGATAAGGTTCAAGATTTTGCCCGTGATTTAATTACCAACGTCCAACCTGTATTGCTAACTATCGGCAAAACTATTGGAGACCTTTACAACAAATTCCTAGCACCGTTTTTTAGTTTATTAGCAAGAAATAAAGAAACAATTGGAGCGTTTGCCGCAATTATTTTGACCGCAGTTGTCGCAATAAAAGCATATAACGCAATTCTTGCAATTAGTAAGGCAGTGCAGACCGCGTATGCAGTTGCTCAAGTTTTAATGAGCGGCGGACAATTAGCGTCTATTGCTTCAACCAATGGACTAGCCGCGTCTATGCTTAAACTCAACTGGACCCTGCGAGAAAATCCAATTGGGGTAGTAGTTGCCGCTATTGCACTTTTGGCCGCTGGCTTCGTGTTAGCGTGGAATAAGAGTGAAACTTTTAGAAAAGTAATGATTGAAATTGGCAAGGCAGGGTTAACCGCACTCAGTTACCTCATAGAATTTATGGGATTATATGCAACAAGCGTATTAAAAGTAGTTACTGGGCCTATGCGTCTATTGCTAAAAGGTCTTGAAATGCTTGGCGTTAAAGGTGCTGGTACCGCGTTAAAAGAAATAAACGGGGCCATTGACAACGTCGGTAAGTTTTTTGACACTGCCGCAAAAAAGGTTGAGTCGTATAAAAAAACACTAGACGGTCTTGCTGATAAAAAAATTAAATTACCTAGTTTTGGCGGTACAACACCAGACGCAACAACGGGCAAAACTGGAACAGCAACAAACCCAACAACTGTAACCGCAGACCAACTTAAAGCCGCCGCCGCCGCAGCAAAAGCCGCAAAAGCCGCAGCAGACAAAGCGGCAAAAGAACATATTGCAGACGTCAAAAAAGCCAATGACGACGTAAGCAAACTTTATGTTGATATGAATAAAGTAATTCTTGAAGGCTCTCAAAAGCAAGCAGATGAGTTGGTAAAGCGCGACAAAAAAATTGTTGACACTAAACAAAAGTACGCTGACCTTGAACTCAAAATTACCAAAAAGAAAAACGACGAACTCAAGAAAAACGAGGACGACTGGAACGCAGATTACTCAAAGGCGTACGCGGCCAACAAAAAAACTCTTGAAAATATAGAAAAAGCATATGCTAAGAAAAAGACTGACATTATTGACGCGTACAATG